AACCTTATCAAGAAAGCTGGAATTGATATCCAGTATACTGAAGAAGAGTTAAATGAATACATTAAGTGTTCAAAAGACCCCACACACTTCATTGAAAACTATTGTCAGGTCATCTCACTCGATGAGGGTATGGTTAAGTTTAAACTCCGTGGGTATCAAAAAGAATTAATCCAACACTATGATGATAACAGATTCAACGTAGTTCTTGCATCTAGACAGTCAGGTAAGTCAATTACATCATGTGCATACCTAATATGGTATCTATTATTCCATCCTGAAGTCACCGTAGCAATCCTCGCTAACAAGGGTGCTATCGCACGAGAGATGGTTTCTCGTATCGTGACTATGTTAGAGTCAGTTCCGTTCTTCTTACAGCCAGGTGTTAAGATTTTGAACAAAGGTTCGATTGAGTTTGCGAATGATAGTAAACTAGTAGCGGCCGCAACATCTTCAAGTTCAATTCGTGGTCTTTCAATCAACCTACTATACCTCGATGAGTTTGCATTCGTAGAAAATGCAGAGGAATTCTATACTGCGACATATCCAGTGGTGACATCGGGTAAAGAAACTAAGGTTATTATTACCTCTACTGCAAACGGTGTAGGTAATATGTTCTACAAGATATATGAAAGTGCAGTGCATGGTCAGTCAGAATACAAGTCATTTACAATTAACTGGGACGATGTGCCAGGCAGAGATGAGGCATGGAAGAAAGAGACTATTGCAAACACTTCGGAAACTCAGTTCGAACAAGAGTATGGTAATAGTTTCTTAGGAACAGGTAATACACTTATCAGTTCAAATTGTTTGTTGGGTATGAGGTCTCTAGATGCAGAGTGGGGTCATGACGACTTCTTTATGTACAAACAACCCACTCCCGACCACACCTATATATGTACAGTAGACGTTGCAAAGGGTAGGGGGATGGACTTTTCAACATTCACTATGTTTGATGTGACAGCCTCACCATTTGAACAGGTTGCAGTCTATAGGAACAGTATGATATCACCTATGCTGTTTCCTGATATTATAAATAAGTATGCAAAGGCGTATAATGAAGCATTAGTAATTATTGAGAATAATGCAGAAGGTGGAATGGTTGCAACACAACTACACTTCGATATAGAATATGGGAATGTCTTTGTTCAGGGTCAAACAAAAGTTGATGATATTGGTGTGACCATGAACAAAAAGATTAAGAGAATAGGGTGTTCTACACTTAAAGAGTTATTAGAAGAAAATAGATTAACTTTGTGTGACCGAAATACTATTACTGAACTTATGACATTCATAAATAAAGGTATGTCGTTTGAAGCGGCAAAAGGGTATCATGATGACTTGGTAATGAATTGTGTCCTATTCAGTTGGTTTGTCACCACAGAATATTTTCACCACCTAACCAACCATCAAATAAAAGACCTTTTGTACGCAGAACAACAAAAGTTAATAGAAAACGACCTACTACCTGCAGGTATCTTTGGAGCTGGAAATCAGACACCCGAAGCTACATCCTTCGTAGATAATGAAGGGGATAGGTGGTATGTTAAAGGAACATAAATAATAGAGAAGAATGTAAATTGGTGTCGTTAGATGCTGTATTGTTATAAATAAAACAGTAAACAATAACTTTTTACATTAACAGGAGAAAAGTATGGCATTTCAAGTATCACCAGGCGTTCAGGTCAACGAGATTGACTTAACAAATGTTGTACCAGCAGTTTCAACAACAACTGGTGCATTCGCTGGTTCATTTCAATGGGGCCCTGTTGATGAAGTAATAACAGTTTCAGATTCAAAGGGTTTGGTAGACACATTCGGTTCACCCGCTAATACAGATGCAGGTGCAGAAGATTTTTACACAGCAGAATCTTTCCTAAAATATGGTTCATCATTAAGAGTTGTCAGAATTAATTCAACAGGAATTTTTTCTGCAAACGCTTCAGGTGCAGCCAGTTCACTACTTAAGGGTGGTGAAGACTACACTAACACATATAAGTCAGGTGGTCAGGCAGGAACTGTTGGAAAATTCATTTCAAAATACGGTGGGTCTAAAGGTAATTCATTAAAAGTATCAACGTGTGCAGGTTCAGATGCGTATTTCAATGACACCGTCACTACGACAGGTGGTGCAGAAGCAGTTGGACAAACAACAATTACAGTAGCAGCATCGAATGTATTCACATTAAGAGACATAATCACGTTTCCACAAACACATAATACTCAATATAGAGTGTTAACTGCTCCAAGTGGAACAACAATTACTATTGAAGCACTAAATCAACCTGCAGGAACAGGATTAACAACTGCAGTTGCAAGCGGTGCTAATATCGATAGATATTGGGAACATTACGGTTTATTCAGTAAAGCCCCAGGCAAATCTGCAACATCACTTGCAGCTGGTGGTTCTGATGATGAAATTCACGTTGTAGTCGTAGACGAAGACGGAGTATTCACTGGAACAACAAACACAGTATTAGAAACACACGGTTTCTTATCATGTGCATCAGACGGTAAAGATTCACAAGGTGCATCAAACTACTATAAAGACGTATTAGAAACAAAATCAGACTACGTTTACTGGTCAGCACACTCAACAGGAACACACGCAGGTGTGGCCGTTGAGAAAGACCACGCTGGTTCAGTTAGTGCTGCCTTCGGTAGACCTTCTGCACCTGAAAATTCATCACTAAGTGGTGGTGCAAACGGTAGAAGTACTACTGCAGGACAAAAACAAACTGCATGGTCAGACCATTTCGCAGATGGAGACACTGCAGACTTGTCTTTCTTAATCGTAGGTTCTACAAGAACTGATAACGGTTCAGGAGTAGACCAAGACCTACTTACAGATTGGACAACACAAGTTAACCAAGCAATTCTAGTTGCAGAAGCAAGAAAAGATTGTATGGTAATCGCAAGTCCAAGACGTTCATCAGTGGTTAACGTTTCTAATGAATCAACACAATCAACAAACGTTCTTGCTGATTTCAACACTGCAACTTCTACAAGTTTTGGTGTATTTGATTCAACATGGGTCTATCAATACGATAGATTTAACGATAAGTACTGTTGGATTCCTGCAAATGGACACACAGCAGGCATTATGGCAAGAAGTGATTTACAGAGAGATGCATGGGTTTCACCTGCAGGTTTCTCAAGAGGTCAATACTTAGGTATAACCAAAATCGCATTCAACCCTAAACAAGCATCTAGAGATGACTTGTATCGTGCAAGAATTAACCCAGTCACAACATTCCCAGGCCAAGGTACAATCCTGTTTGGTGATAAGACTGCATTAACAACACCTTCTGCATTTGATAGAATTAATGTGAGAAGACTTTTCATAGTTCTAGAGAAAGCAATATCAACTGCTGCTAAAGCGCAACTCTTTGAATACAACGATTCATTCACAAGAGCACAGTTCAGAGCCGCAATCGAACCTTTCTTAAGAGATGTGAAGAACAGAAGGGGTTTAATCGACTTCTCAGTAGTTTGTGATGAAACAAACAACACTGATTCAGTCATGGATAGAAACGAATTTGTATGTTCTATCTTTGTTAAACCTGCTCGTTCAATTAACTATATAACTTTGAACTTTGTCGCTGCTAGAAGTGGTGTTCAGTTCGAAGAAATCTATTCAGCAGTTTAACAGGAGTAAGATAAATGTCAACAATAGACCAATTTAAAGCATGGCCCAAGGGCAAACAGATTCCGAGTCTTTCTTCCTCGTGCAGGAAATAAAATCGAATTCTTAGCAAAAGGTGCTTCGATACCTGCTGCTACACTCGGTGAAGTGCCTGTAATGTATAAAGGAACTACACTTAAACTTGCTGGTGACAGAACTTATGCAGATTGGGAAGTGACAATTATCAACGATAATGAATTCTCCGCTAGAACTGCATTAGAACAATGGCAACAAGAAATACAAGGTCATGGAACATCAACAGGTTCAGCAACAACAGACTACTTGTTATCAAGAGCATTTGTCGAACAGTTAGGTAAAGACGACTCAGTCCTTGCGAGATATGAATTTTTTAACTGCTTCCCTAAAGAAATCGGTTCAATAGCACTAAGTTATGACACTGAAAACGCTTTAGAAGAATTCGCAGTGACATTCACATATTCTCACTGGGAAAGAGTAATTTAGTTCTCTTTAAAGAACAGTGAAGAATATCACTATGTTAAGGTGGTATAAATAATAGTATGGATATATTTGGATTTGAAATCACTCGTAAAAAAGACGAGTTAAGAGCCGCAGAGGTCAAAACTGCAAAAAGTTTTGTCCCTCAAGTTGACGATGATGGAACACCCATTGTCGCTCAACAAGCAGGTTATATCGCAGGTGGTGCTTATGGTGCCTATGTCGATATGGAAGGGGGTATCAAGAATGAGGTTGAACTTATTCGAAGATACAGAGAAACTTCCTTAGTACCTGAATGCGATGCGGCTATTGAAGATATAGTGAATGAGTGTATCACATCGGATAGCGCCGATAGGATAGTGACACTCGACCTCAGAGATGTGAAGCTCTCTGATAGCATCAAGAAAAAGATGCAAGACGAGTTTTACAGCATCCTATCAATGATGAAGTTCAATCAGAACTCTCATGAAATATTCCGAAAATGGTACATCGATGGAAGAATTTACTTCCATAAGGTAGTTGATAGCAACAGAACCAAAGCTGGTATTGTTGACATCAGACAGGTTGACCCTCTTAAGATTAAGAAGGTCAGAAATGTTGAGACTAAGAAAGACAAGAAAGAAGGTGTAGACATTGTCACGAAGACGGAAGAATTTTACATTTTCAACGATAAAGGTTTCGACAAGACTGGTACTAATGAAGGTACAACAGTCAGAATTGCACCTGAGGCAGTGACTTATACTACTTCAGGATTGTTAGATTTTAACAAGAATGCAGTTATTGGTTATTTGCACAAGGCATTGAAGACTGCGAATCAGTTATCAATGATGGAAGATGCACTAGTAATCTATAGATTGTCTAGAGCACCTGAAAGAAGGATTTTCTACATTGACGTAGGTAATCTTCCAAAGGCAAAAGCAGAACAATATCTTGCAGATGTAATGAACAAGTATAGAAATAAACTTGTTTACAATGCAGATACTGGTGAAATCAAAGATGATAGAAAACATATGAGTATGTTGGAAGATTTTTGGTTGCCAAGAAGAGAAGGTGGTAGAGGAACGGAAATTACAACCTTGCCTGGTGGACAAAACCTCGCAGAAATTGACGATGTAGAATACTTCAAGAAGAAGTTATATCAGTCATTAAATGTTCCAAGTTCTAGAATGGAGTCGGATAACGGATTCAATATGGGTCGTTCTTCGGAGATTTCTAGAGACGAACTTAAGTTTAATAAGTTCACTAACAGACTTCAGAAGAAGTTTGCTAGAGTGTTTACTGATTTGTTAAGAACTCAGTTAATTCTTAAAGAAGTTGTTTCGGGTGAAGAGTTTGATAAAATGAAAGATTTTATACAATATGACTATACTGCAGACAACCACTTTACAGAGTTGAAAGAACAGGAGATTCTTAGAGAGAGATTAGATGCACTTCAGACTGCTAGTGAGTATGTTGGTAAATACTTCAGTAAAGAATACGTTAGAAAGTATATACTAAGACAGACCGAAGAGGAAATCAAAGATATTGATTCCCAAATCGAACAAGAAAAGGCTGACGGTGGTGACACTGGTGGTGGTGATGGGTTTTACGACTCAAACGAACAAGGAGATGATTAATGAGTAAAGTTGCGAGAGAAATAGTTGATACGATAGAAAAGGGTGAATTGCAGGGTGCAAAAGACTTAATCCATCAAGGTATCAAAGAGAAAGCTGCACAAACAGTTGATTTTAAAAGAGTTGAAAGTCAAACTAATTGGATGGATTCTCAGAAAGAAGAACAAGAAGGTTAACAATGAAATCTTTTACCACTATGGTACATGAGTTGCATGAAGCGAAGTTTAAACTTCCTACAGGGCATAAAGAACTTAAACATGATACTGTTAATGTTGGTGGAAAGAACGTTGATATCGTTTTTGCAATGCACGAAGGTAAAGTACACGCATTTGTAAATGGTGAAAACTTTACAGGAACAAGTCCTTATAAAGACTTAAAGAGTGCAGAAAAAGAATTTAAAGACATCAAACTGGTTATGAGGAACATGGGTGAAGAATTTGGTGTCTCAATAGAGGAAATAGTAAATGAAATTAATAGCAGAGTTTAACGAAACCATATCGCCCATAATTACAGAGGGTGTAAATGGTAAAAAGGACTACTTCATAGAAGGTGTCTTTATGCAGGCAGACATAAAAAACCGTAATGGTAGGGTCTATCCCAAATCCATTATGGAAAAGGAAGTTAACCGTTATAAGAAGGAGTTCGTAGAAAAAGACCGTGCATTCGGTGAGTTAGGACATCCTGAAGGGCCTACTATTAATTTAGATAAAGTGTCTCACTTAATCCAATCATTAGAGTTGGAAGGTAAGAACTATATCGGTAAAGCAAAGGTTTTAAGTACTCCAAACGGAGAGATTGTAAAAGCTCTCATAAACGATGGTGCAAAACTCGGAGTATCTTCTAGAGGACTAGGTTCTTTAGAACAGAAGGGGAATGCACAATATGTTAAAGACGATTTTCAACTTGCTACTGCAGGTGATATCGTTGCAGACCCATCCGCTCCTGAGGCATTTGTCGAAGGGATTATGGAAGGTGTCGAATGGGTATACCAAAATGGTATCCTTACAGCACTTCAAGTAGAGGATATGCAGAAAGAACTTAAGTCTGCAAGACTAAATAACCTTGAAGAAACGAAGTTAAATCTATGGAAAAGGTTCGTTGAGAGTCTATAACATATAAATAAAATAAAGTAATACATTAAAGTATTAAAACAGGAGAAAAAAATGGCAGAGTTAGAAAATAACCTTACAGTTGACGAAACTGTAGAAACAGTATTAGAGGCAGGACAACCTGACGCTAAAGCTGAAAAAGGTGACAAGAAACCAGTCAAACAAGGTTCATCCGATGCTGAGTCTATTGAGTCAGGTAAAGCGGAAGTCGTCCCAGTTGAAACCAATCCTGTTGACAAAGCAGTTAAGGCAGTAAAAGACGCTGAGAAGAAAGTTCCTTCAAATGAAGGCGACCCTCAGAAGAAAGGTGCTGGTAAAGCTGAAAAGCAAGAGAAAATCAAAGAAGATGCAAAACCTTCAAAGATGGAATCAATTAAAGCTATAGTCAACAATATGAAGGAAATGACTAAGGAAGAACTTCAATCAGTGTTGTCTACAATATCTGAATCTGAAGAGGACGAAAGTTTGACTAAAGCAGAAGTTGCAAGAGCAATTGTTGAGTCTTTGAAGACACTGGACGAAGAGAAAGTAGGAGAAATCCTTGAGTCTATGTCCGAAGAAGTATCTGAAGAAATTACAGAAGATGCAGAAGAAGATGCAGTTGCAGAAGAAGTTTCTGCAGACGTTGAGTCTTCGTTAGTTGAAATTGAAATAGATGACGACCTATCAGCAATTTCAGAAGCATTAGACCTTTCAGAAGAAAATGCTGAAAAGGCAAAAACAATCTTTAAAGCTGCTGTACAATCAAAAGTACAGGAAGTTAAAGAAGAACTTGATGCGAAATATCAAGAAGAATTAAAAACTACAGTTGAGTCAGTTAAAGGCGACCTTTCGGAAGCAGTTGACAAGTACTTAACATATTGTGCAGAAGAGTGGACGAAAGAAAACGAACTCGCAATTGAACGTGGTTTGAGGTCAGAAATGACAGAAAACTTTATTGAAGGTTTGAAAACATTGTTCGTAGAACATTATGTTGACGTTCCTGAAGATAAGTATGATGTTATCGATGAACTCGCAAATCGTCTCGAAGAGATGGAAGCTAAACTAGACGGTGAAGTGTCACAAAACATGGCAATCGTTGAAGAGTTAGATACTCTCAAGAGAGGCAACGTTGTATCGGAAGCATCGAAAGATTTGACTGATACACAAAAAGAGAAACTTTCTTCACTTGCTGAAGGAGTAGATTTCAAAGATGCAGAAGACTTCGCTGAGAAGATTTCCGAAATCAAAGAAGCATACTTCAAAGTAGACGGAGAGAAAGTTGAGGCGGAAACAAACATCGTAGAAGGTGCAAATGAATTCGAAGTTGAAGAAACAGAGAAAGTCATTGACCCTACTATGAGTAAGTATTCGTCTGCAATAACCAAACTTAACCCACTCGGTTAGGTTTTAATTTAAAGGAAAATAAAATGTTTTTATCAGAAAACTTACAAGAAAAGTGGCAACCTATTCTAGAGCACTCCGATTTACCTAAAATCGAAGACAACTACAAAAGAGCCGTCACAGCAGTAATTCTTGAAAACCAAGAGAAAGCTCTCGCAGAGCAGAACTTGCAAGAAGCTGCACCTTTAAATGCTACTGGAACAGGCATTTCTAACTGGGATCCGATTTTAATCTCCCTAGTAAGACGTGCTATGCCAAATCTCGTTGCATACGACATTTGTGGAGTTCAACCAATGACTGGCCCTACTGGATTAATCTTTGCTATGAAAGCAAGATATAACGATTATCCTTCAGGAACACGTTTAACTAAATCTGAAGCTATGGGAATTGACGAAGTACAGAGTGATTACTCTGCTGGCGTTAACCCTACAGCTGCAGGCCCTTTAGCTGCTCAGACAGGAGACCCGTTCAGCGGTTCTTATGCTTCTGACACAGGTTCAGGTATGTCTACTGCATCTGCAGAGGCACTTGGAGATGTTGAAGCATCTAACGGTTTTGCACAGATGGGTTTCTCAATTGAGAAAGCTACAGTGACAGCTAAGTCAAGAGCATTAAAAGCTGAGTACACACTCGAACTTGCACAAGACCTTAAAGCAATCCACGGTCTTGATGCAGAATCAGAATTAGCAAATATTCTTTCATCAGAAATTCTTGCTGAAATCAACAGAGAAGTTGTCAGAAACGTTAACATACAAGCGAAAACAGGTGCATCAGCAGCTGCTTCTGCAGGTACGTTCAATTTAGACGTTGACGCTAACGGACGTTGGTCAGTTGAGAAATTCAAAGGATTATTGTTCCAAATCGAAAGAGAATCAAATGCAATCGCTAAAGAAACTCGTAGAGGTAAAGGAAACTTTATTCTATGTTCTTCAGACGTAGCATCTGCTCTTTCTATGGCAGGAGTATTAGATTACGCACCTGCTTTATCAACATCTCTAAACGTAGATGACACAGGCAATACATTTGCTGGTGTTCTTAACGGTAGAGTTAAAGTATACATAGACCCTTATGCAGGTTCTGATTACTTGACTGTTGGTTATAGAGGAACTAACCCTTATGATGCAGGTATGTTCTATTGCCCATACGTTCCATTACAAATGGTTCGTGCAGTTGGCGAGAACACATT